TGCTCTCCAATGCAGCGGGGCGGGTGAAGAGGAATAAAGCACCCGCCCCGCCATTCAGGACGCCTGTGTGGCTTGAGGCGCCCTTAGACCGGTAACCTCTTTTTGGAGTTGGGCGGCGGTGACGGACGCGGGGCCGGTGTCGTCACCGCCGCGACCGGTTCGGGGACCTTGCTTTCCTCACCGGCTGCGACTAATTTATCCCGCTGTGGTGGAGATGTCAAGGTCCACCCAATTATATCCCACGGAGCAACCCGGAACAGCCGCGCAAATTGTTCGAGCCGCTCGGTCGACATCGACACTTCCCCGATCTCGTATTTGTGGACGATCTGCATCGACATCTCGATCGCCTCTGCGACCTCTTCGAGCGTCATGTCGGCTTCTTGGCGCAGGAAGCGCAGTCGGTTGCCGATGCGCTGATCGCGGGTGCGGGTGGCTTCTGTCTTCTTGCGGGGCATGCTCAAGTAAACCGGGAAAGGGTGTGATGTGTCAAGTGAAGTAATTCTGGACCTGCCGGTACCGCCATCGGTCAACCGGTCGCGGCGGGTCAACTGGGGCAAGAACGGGTTCGCAAAGGTGACGGCATGGCACGAGGCATCCGACCGGCTGCTGCTGGCAGCCCGGTTCAAGCCGCGGAGGATCGACCGGTTTGAACTGCACGTCACGGTGTCGGAGAAGCACACCAGGTCTGACCTCGATAACCCAATAAAATCGCTGATCGACTACCTGCGGCGGATCGAGGCCATTGTGGATGACGGACCGCAGCACCTGCGTAAGCTTGTGGTCGAGTGGGGCGATGCACCGGAAGGTGTGAGAGTTCAGATCGTACCCTTGACAGGATAGTTCTCCCGGTATAGGTGAGTGTCGATGACTGACCCGACAGTCAGAGCCTCACGTAATCAGATGCCTCGGGTAAGTGTTTCTGGTGCAAGTGAGGTTCCAGAATGTACTGCGTGATGGTCAAGCATGCCGGTTCGAACAGCGACGCTCACGCGGTGGAGTTCTGCCGCGTGGGTGCCCGCGACACGGCTGAGAGGATCGCGGCGACGCTTCTCAAGGAGCGCATGAAGTACTATGCGTTGTCGCCCAAGAGCAGCAAGTCACCGAAGTATCGCTCGGTGGCGCGGTATCTGCGGGCCTACGTCGAAGAGTTTCCGAGTTCTCCACCGGGTCCCCCACAGACCTGATGGGGATTGACGCCTACCCCTCCCCGGAGTAGCGTCGGGGTCGTCGGCTGTTCATCCCGGCTGACGACACCCCACACGGGCCGCTGGGGGTGTCGCTACCACTCCCGGCGGCCCTGCCTTGTAGCGAGGCTCGATGCCCTCCAAAATCCTCGACGACCTTATTGTCGCTGGTGTGCCCAGCGACACGATCTTTGCTGTCAAGCAACTCATCGACGATGCCGAAAAACTCGCCATCCGCAGGGAAAAGAACCGGCGGTATCAGCAGGCCAGCCGTGCCCGAAAAGCTGACATGTCAGCACGTGTCAGCACACGTCAGCACACGTCAGCTGACAGCGTAAAAACCCTGCAAATTCAAAGATCATGTCAGCACACGTCAGCTGACAGCATAGTTTCCCCTATAGAAGTAAGTAAGAAAGAAAGAAAGAAAGATAGGGCTTGCAGATTGTCAGCTGACTGGAAACCATCGTCAGCCGACCTGGAATACGCCAATCAGCGCATCCGATCACCGGAACTTGTTCTCGTAGAAGTTGAGAAGTTCAAAAATCACCACATCGGCAAAGGGACGCTCATGGTGGTGTGGTCTCGTGCATTTCAAAATTGGATTTTGAATGCCGTGAAGTGGAACACCAAACCCAACGGTTTGGTTCCCGGTGTCGTCTGGCATGGAACGGGAGGGATCGTATGACCGCATCGGAAATCCTTTCCGCCGAACGGATTACTTTCCGCGCCCGAGATCGGTACTACACGACTTGCCCTCATTGCTCGCATACGAGAAAAAAGAAACGCAATGCGTGTCTTGCTGTTTCTGTCGATCGTGATGGCGTTCAGTGGTTCTGCAATCATTGCGAATGGAGTGGAGGAAAGTTCTATGATCAGCAAGATCGCATTGGATTGGCTGGAAAGCAGAAGCATCAGCGCAGAGATCGCCGTTCGGCACGGGATTTTTACGCCTGATGCATCACGTCCGCATGTGATCGCGTTCCCGTATTTCGAGAACGGCAATGTTGTCGCGGAAAAGTACAGAACACCGGACAAGAAATTCTGGCAGAAGCCAGGTGGAAAGAAAACGTTCTGGAATGCCGATGTGCTGAACGATCCGGCGCTTGAACGTGGCGATCACCCGTTGGTAATCACTGAAGGCGAGATGGATGCGTTGAGTGCGCTTGAGTGCGGATTTCCGTTTACGATGTCGGTGCCGGACGGTGCGCCGGCACCGGGCACGCAGAGCGACGTCGATGCCGACAGTTCCGGCAAGTTCGAATTCGTCTGGAATAACCGCGAACGCCTTCAGCGCATCAAGCGCTTCATCCTCGCCGTTGATGCCGATGCGCCGGGACAGCATCTCGCGAGCGAACTGGTGCGGCGCCTGTTTGCGTCTCGCTGCCTGTTCGTCGAATATCCCGGCAACTGCAAAGACCTCAACGATGTGCTGCGTACGCGCGGCAAGGCCGCTGTAGCGGCCGTTCTGAATTGCGCCAAGCCCTACCCGGTGCGCGGCCTCTACCGCCTGGAGGACTATCCCGAAGCCGAGCCGCTCCAGACTTTTTCGACAGGGTGGCAAACGCTTGACCAGCACATCAGGCTGTTCCGTGGTGAATTCATGGTTGTGACCGGCATTCCATCGCATGGCAAAAGCACGTGGGTGCTCAATCTGCTGGTCAACGCCGCCAACCTGCACGACTGGCGGTCTGCGGTGTTCTCGCCTGAGATGCCGACCGTACCACACATGCGTGACAAGCTGCGCCGCATCAAGAACGGTTACCGTGAGTACGGCGGCTCCGGCCCCGATGCCTGGATCAACGATCATTTCGTATTCATCGACGCCGATCCGGTATCGCGTGACGATGAAGAGTTCAATCTGGATTGGATCATTGACCGTGCGACTGATGCAGTACTGCGTGATGGCATCAACGTGCTGGTGATCGATCCATGGAACGAGGTTGAGCACGGTCGCCTGCATGGCGAGAACATGACCGACTACATCGGCCGCTCGATCCGGGCGCTGAAGAGGTTTGCCAGACTGCGTAACGTGGCGGTGATCGTGGTTGCCCACCCAACCAAAGAGGTAGGGCGAGACGGAAAGACACGAACGCCGACCCTCTACGATATCGAAGGGTCAGCACATTGGTTCAACAAATGCGACCATGGTGTAATCGTGGAACGTGACCCCGAAATCACCAATCAGACGACGATCTGGATAGCCAAATCCCGCTTTGAGGAAGCCGGCCTTCGCGGTAGGGTGCTGATGAAATTCAAACCGGTGTCGGATCGCTATGAGACTCTGATACCTTTGGACTAGGAGAGCATGTGATGAAGATCGTAATCGCGCTGGCGAGCCTGCTGGTGGCCCTGATGGCCTGGACAGCACCTACCCTAGCCGCTGACCTCAAAAACGCACCAGCGGTGCCTCCCAGCCCCAGGACGCTGCCATCCCTGGGGCCACCGACCGGCAGCTTCTCCTGGTACAAGCCGCAGGTGCCGGTTTTGACCGAGATGCCGCAGTTCGGCATCAACTTCCAGCCGACGTTTCCGCAGGTTACAACCCATACGCTATGGCCGGCATCATGGTACCCAGCGACGGGACGGACCGTGTGGTGCCCGTCGCTGGGGGTGATGGCTCACTGCTTTTGAAGGTCTTTGCTCTGGCCGGCCCCGACCCGTCCGGTCGGGACCTCGTAGCTGTCAAGGGATGGCCACCGGGTATTCTCGGTGGCCTCCCAGTGGTCGATTTCGGCCCGCATCGGGATCACCCACTTGACGTAGACGATGGCGGCCATGCAGCCGCCGCCGCAGATGAAGCCGAACACGGCACTGAAGACATCAATCAATGCTTGCTCTCCGTTCCATGGGTGATCGCATCGAAGATCTTCGATGGATTGTTGGGGTGCGCAGGGTTGGAGAATTGCAGTTTGGAGGCTGCTGTTTCCATCATGAAGCCCATCATGAATTCACCGGGATCGGGTGCGGCGGCGGCAAGGAAGCCGACGATGCGGGCAAGGGACGACCCCAGTTCCTGGCAGTTGATGCCCGATACCTTGCGGCCATCCTGCGACACGGCGCCGGTCTCGAAGTAGGTGGTGACGGTCTTCATGATGGCCTGGGCCAGCTTGTCGTCCTGCGACTCGTGGTAGCCCCCGCAGTCGGGGCAGCGTTGTTTCTCGGTCATTGGTTGTGCTCCCTTGTACAGAATGATGGATCGACGAAAATACGCTCCAGGCGGTCCCAGCAGCGGTATGGTGGACGGCCCTCCTGGGGGCGGTAGACAGCGTCTCCAAGCCCGCCGACAGGCGCACCGGAGGGCACCGGCATTGCCTTGCCGTAGGAGTTTCGGGCAGCCTCCAGCGGGTTCATGATCTTGCCGCCGAACGCGGTATAGCCAAGCACGGCGGCGCCGACGAACACGGCAGTGATAGTGAGGTAACGGGTGTTCTGGTTCATCTCACTTGACTTTGGTGGTGGTGACTTGGATTTCGAGGGAGGAGGATCATCATCCTCCTCCCATTCAGCTTTGGCTCGTTGTTTCTTGAGGCGGTCGAGGTGTTCGCGGGCCTGCTTGTTGTACGGGTTCTTGCGGAGATACGCCTCCAGGCGCTCGATGGCGAGATCGCTCATCGAAATGCTCCAAACAAAGTGGCGACGATGAAGCAATCACCGCCCATTGCTGCCAGAAAAACCAATACCGGCATGTCGATATCTGGTCGTCTGAGTAGATACACCACAGCCCATGTCAGCATGACTGCACCTCACCAGTTAGAGGGGCCGATGGCGAAGACGGCCAAGAGGAAGAACATCAGACCGACGCCCAGGCCGATCAATCCAACTGCCTGTTTCACTTCTGCGCTTCTTCCAATTCGGCATTTTCGCGTAATGCATCTTCATGGTCGGCATCGATGCGGTCCTGCGTCCAGATCGGCGGGGCTTTGCAGCCATACAGCGTATCCACGATGTGGGCGGCCATCTCGTCGCGGGTGATCAGGCCATCACGAAAGTGGACGATGTGACCGAGAAGGTGTTCAGCCATCACACGGTTGCCGCTGAAGTGCTCGGCAATGATGCTGTCGAGGATGTCATTCATCTCGTGCTCTCCTGATTTTTGCGGATGTGAAAGACGCCGAAGTCAGACTTGCGTGGCGGTAACGACGACTTCGCATTCGATCTTTTCCGGGATCACGACCTTGACCTCCGCGACCGGTTCCGGTGCGGAGACGTTGAGGAGGATCATGCGGGACGGACCCTCATGGTTCTCGAGATTGAACGTGGTCTGTGCATCCTCGGCATTGTCATCGACAATGAAGTCGCCGTTCTCGTTGTAGCAGAGGTAGATTTCCAGATTGACCATGGTGCTCTCCTGTTGTTATCTACATATACGGGAAAATCAAAAGACAGTCAAGAACTATTTTCTACCTTTCATAGCATCCTGTCGAGGAACCTTAGGGCTGGCAGGGTGGGGTTGTAACGGGCGACGTAGGTGGACTCGGTGCCATCGGCCCGCAGCACGGGGTCCTGCCAGTGTGACAGCATCGATCCGGCAGCCCGTCGGTGGGTGTACCAGTAGCTGTCACGGTACCATCCACTCACAATGGCCTCAGACGGCCGTCCGCCGGCCTGTGGTGCGGGTTTGGGCCTGGTCCGTAGTCTGGGAGCCAGACCATTGGCAACCCTCTCAGCGGCCCGCGCCCGGTCTCTGGCGCGGCGGGCCGCCTTCTGTGCGGGTGTTCGGGGTGTGCTGCTCATATTGCAAAGTTGTCCGCCAGCGCCTGTTGCGCGGCCTCGTCGGAGGTTTCGGCGCGCACGTGGTATGTGAGTTCGCGTTCTGGTTTGCCGGGTGCCGCGATGTTGAGGAACACGCACCACAAAGGTGCGTCCACTCCCCAATATGACCCATTGTCGTCATAGCCGCCGTCGTCCAGTTCGACGGGCCTGACTTCGATGATACGGTTGTCCATTATGCTCTCTTTTCTGACTTGGCCTTATCAGTCGGCTTTGAAGGATGGGCGTGCGAGAACTGCAACCTCGCGGATGGCCGTCTCGATGCGCTGATAGCGATCACGTGCATCGGCATATTTTGATGCGGCGTTGGCGTCGGCAAGCTGCTTGGCAAAGTCTGCGATCGCGTCAAGAGCATCCGTGATGGTTATGCCGTTAACCGCAACCATCCGGGTAACGTCGTTTTTGGTCTTCAGCCGGCGAACTTCATTCTGTTTCATTTATGCTCTCCCTCTGATATAGGTATTGAAGTAGCGACCGACCGAGTGGGCGGTAACGAGGTGATGGAAGTCATCCTGGGAGATGACACCGGGCGGATAGTCGTAGGTCTGGCCATCGGTAAAGGTGACCGAGAGGACGCCATCGGCGGAATAAGAGGCGCTTGATAGTGCTGTGGAGTTGAGGGTGACACCGACGGTGCCCTCACGGTTGAGTTCGTCGGCAATGGCGCCCGCCACGTCTTCGAGGGCGAGCGCGGCCAGATCGATCAGTGCCATCACATACGCTCCAGTGTGGAGCTCATGAAGCGCCGGAACATGTGGTCATCGAACCTGTCACGCTCCTGGACGTTCTCGTACCGGGACACCCTGCGTTGGTTGCAGCCACAAGCTGGGCAGTCATGGGCCTTGGCATAGTCGGGGCCTGACGGATCGGACAGGGCATGGCCCCATTCGGTTCCGCAGGTGCAGCGGTGGTAGTGGTTGATGTCGCTCATGATGTGCTCTCCATGTACGGGAATTATAGTGATTATTGATGACTTTGTCTAGAGCCATCGGCATAACTTGCATGCATGACACAATCTCGCCATGTATGCTGATCGGTTGCCAATCGTCATACTCCACTCTCGCAGTGACTTGACAAGGCACCTTGACAGAGGGTATACCCTACCGAAGCCCCGCGCAACCGTAGGTAAGCACACAGCAGCCAGAAGAGAGGGGCCGCGTGCGACCACAGCGGAGCAAGACCTTGAAGGGGAAGGAAGAAAGAGGCTGCCAAGAGGCGCTTGGTTCAAAGTATGAGCTATGAGCCGTAGCTCATCGCTCGCTTGCTTGCTTGCAGAGACTACAGTGTCTCTGAGTTCTCTAAGGGGGGGGTCGGCGCCCAAGAGAGCAAACAGCTAGTTGTTTGTCAATCCCGAATATTGTCACGGGACAACTAGCTGAAATTGCTTCATTTCTTGCGGCCGTAGTAGAGTTTGGCCAGCAGAGCATCCCTGGTCTCGGTCGGCTCCAGAGCCAGTGCGGTCAAGTTGGCCGCCCATTCATAGCCCCAGATCTTCCTCGCAACATCGTGATCGAAGATCAAAGTATCGGCTGCCGGGTATTCCTCGACAACTTCAACTTCCAATTCTCTGCCGGCATTATCCTTGACGACATCCTGGAGGACGACGGTCAGGTGATGCGCTACCATGGCATCATCGGGGTCCGGCATGCGGTCACCATGAACCTCCCGCATGATCGCAAGAAACAACTCCTTGCTGGCCCGGTTGCGCTTGTTCTCGGCTGCCCCTTCGATCTTCAGGGCGCCCACGGTGGTGTCGGTCCGGTTGGTGAAATCAAGCTTGCTCATGATGCTCTCCAGTCTTGGGATGGGTCTTCGTGGCATGCGGCCGCCGGCACAGCAGACACCGCTTCTTGTGGAACTCTCGCAGCTTCACCACCATGTGGTGAACTGCACCCCCGGTGAACACGGCGACAATCTCAACCGTGAACGACTGGGCAAAGTGGAAGGCGTGCTCCATCACGCCGCCGCCTGGTAACGGGCTTCCGCCTGCTTCCACTGCTTGTAGCTCGCCCGGAAGGCTTCTGAGGTGCCACCGTGATCCGGGTGGTCAGCCTTCATCCTCTCCTTCGCTGCATCCGCCGCCCGCCGTGCACTCTCCTTCGTGGTGTCCTGCGGCTTGCGATCCTCCGCCTTGGCTGACTTCGCCTTGGCGTTCTCGGCACGAACCTGTGCCATCTCTTCGTCCAGCAGCTTGGCTGCCGCACGGTAGGCCGCGTGAAGCTTCTTCTTTTCCGCCTGGATGTCTTTGATCTTTCTCATCACGTGCTCTCCTCTTCAACGATCCAAGTATCTCATAAACTATGATCCAAGTCTAGTCACAAGTCTGTGATCAAGGAATTAATTACGGTTCACTCCTTGGGGTGCACGCGGGTGCAACTCAGGGCATGGACGCACAACCTGGGAGGGCGGGCGCCCCTCACATGGTCCCCCCCAGATGAAAAACCTGCAATCACCGTAAAACTAGAAACGGTCCCCCCAGAAAAGGAAACACCACTTGTACCAAAACTAGAAATGTATTACATGTTGAGAAACATGGAGATGTCGAATGTCATTCAAGGTCGTAAAGAACATCAAGATACCAGAGCGAACATATGCGCAGCGGGACTTCCCGTTCGACGAGATGCAGGTGGGTGACTCGTTCGAGGTGCCCGCTGAGGCAGTCGCATCAGCCCGGCAACTGGTCAGTCGGTTTGCCAGGAAGACCGGTCGCAAGTTCTCAGTGAGGCGGTACATGAACAGCCACCGCTGCTGGCGTGTGAGTTGATGGAGGCGATCCAAATGACGATGGAAGTCCAGATATTGAGGGCACGACTGAAGGCCAACGAAGACCTCGCCCAAAAGCTGGTGCGGCGGTGCCAGGAGAAGGACACCCGCATCAAAGAACTGGAGGACATGGAACGCGAAGGTATTGCCGTCTGTAACAGCTATGCCAGCGAAAACCAACGCCTATCGGATGAACGCGATGCCATCAAAGCGGAGACGATCGAGCGGTGCATGAAATGGCTGGCCGATGGTGGGTTTCCGGAGGTCGCATCTCTGATGATGGCCCACCTCAAGATTGCCGCGGCAGACAAGAAATAATGCTCTTGCACTTACACGGGAAACATGATATGTAGTGGATGAAGATCAACGGAGAGCGTAATGCCGGGCAGGGATTACGGAAAGACATTCCTGAAGTGCAAGTTCTGCGACTGGAAGACACCGAAGTGGGCTGGGAGGAGTGATCGGATCATCGGTCCATTCTCACGGCTGAAGCAGCATATCGAGAGTGAGCATCCGGAACATCATGCCCGGATCGCCCCCTATGACTGGTTCGATGACGGAGAGTATGAGATGTGGGTGGTTGAACAAGAGATCGATCGTGACCAATGGGTCGAAATCGGCAGCTATACGACGGAACGGGAGGCGGATACCGTGAAGGCATTCATGGAACTGCATAATACCGGCGACCGTTACCGCAAGCGCGAGGTGACGGAATGAACGATAATCATCCGCTGGAGTTTGCCGCCCTTGGTATCGCTGAAGGCGAAAGCGTCGTCATCTCCCGTGCACAGCACGAAACCCTGATGCTGGCGGCGAAGGCGCTCAAAGCGGTAAAGCATTGGCACGATTTCGCCGACGAAGGATTACCGCACCATGTGGAAATCGTCGTGGATGATGCTCTCGCGGCCGTCCGTGCCGCCGGCATCGATATGGGGGAGAAGTAGTGATCGAGATTGCCCTGGTCATTCTGGCGCTCGCTGCGGCCTGCCGGTTGGCGCCTGACTTCATGCGGGAGGTGTGGCGGGTGACGAAGGTCACTGTCGGCGTGGTGATCGCTTTGGCCATTGTGTTCATGGCGATCGGATCGATGCATGCGCCGGTGAAGGTGGAAACCACACACATCGAGGACCGTCGTTGATGGCAAGCGAAGTGGAGATCGAAGCGGCGGCGAGAGTTTTATGCCCTTATCAATTGCGGCCATGCCCTGGTGATGCATGCGGCTGCTGCACGGGGATAGCCAAAGCCGCCCTCGAAGCCGCCGAGCGCGCCCGCTGGCAGCCGATAGAGACGGCGCCGAATGAATACTGCACGATTGTCGTTGCAACAGTAGATGGCGACGTGTGGGCGTGGAACATGAAGAATGGTCCTACTGCGACCACACTCACCCACTGGCAACCATTTCCATCACCTCCGGAGAGCAAAGCATGAGAGATGTCTCTGACCGCATGGCCAAGGCAGCTTTCGACAAGCTGCTGGAGCATCTGCCGAAGGTGCTGGAGATCGACGACAAGGGAGTGTGGAGCGGTTTCGTCACCCCCAAGGCATACGATCTGTCGATCCTGATGGTGCAGGCTGCCCTCAATGCCGCCCCTCCAGACCCCCCGATGACATCTCCTCCACCACCATCTCCTCAGCCTTTGGCTATCCCTCCAGACGTTGATCGCCTTGCCGGCATCGCTTCCCTGGTCCGCGCGCTGACCTACGGCGAGATGATGGAGATGGTGTCGGGGCTGTACGGCCGTGACAAGAGCGATCCGGCAGCACCGATCGGCTATAGCAACATGCCGGACATCCTGCATGACTGGGCCACCAAACCAAAGGAGAGCACCAATGGATGACGACATCACCGACGAGTTCGGAGGCGATGAACCAAAGCGTATCACCAAGGACGGGAAGGTCGATCGCCGCGGTGCCATTCCGCCCAAACGACCGAAGTGGAAGCGGCAGTTGGGTTCCGCCAAGTCACACGACACCGCCAAGGCCCGTGGCACCAACAACAAGAAGGGTTACTGAGATGAAGATCGTATGGGAAGCCCGCATCCCGTCGCTGCATGGCTGCGTGATTGAGGGATCGTTCGAGTGTGAAAAAACCAGAAACACAGATGCAATAGCAGGTAACGTTGAAGGCGAGATTATAGGTCAGCTACAGATCAAATGGTCGGTAGTTGACGACGATCCAAAGACAGACTAGATAACATCCAACAATGGAGAGCACCATGAAAATAAACGGCAAGAAAGTCATCGATGCCAAGAAGGGCTTGATGATCGAGATCACCAAAGCCGATTGCAAGGCTAAGACCAAAGACCCATCGTCCTGTGCTGCCGCCAAGGCCCTGCTGCGTGAATACACCGAATTGCTGTCGGTCCGTGTCCATCGTGGCCGGACCTACCTGGAGTATGAGGACAAGTGGGTCCGCTACTCGACATCACGCTCCTTGAGCTTCGAACTGGCTGTCTTCGATCGCGAGAAGGGGTTCGAGCCGGGTCTTTACTCGATTGCGGCGCCATCTCCTGCCGCCCGACTGGGTGCGGAGAAGGCAAGACTGGAGAGCCTGCCGGATGATCGGGTGCGACACGACAACAACAAGACCCGACTAAAGCGGCATGAGATCACCAACATCCGACCACGGGGAGCCAACCGATGAAATTCGAATACGACCGCATGAATGCGGTGTTGGTGAAGACCGCCGTCGAAGCCATGATGGATGGATCTCTGCCGTTATCCAAGGTCCATGCGAGGGCGGTCGGCAGCAAGGTCAACGAGTTGTTGCTCGACAGCATGGAGCATTCGACCAGTGCTGCACAGAACCTCCAGACCGCACTGGCGGCCTGTGCATCAGCGATTGCTGGCCTCTATGCCGTCCTGGAAATCATGTGCGACACCGATCTTAAGGCCCTTCACGCCAAGGCCATGCAGGCAAAGAACGGAGGGGCAGAGCTTGGTGCGCCACACGACAACATGATGCTGGTCGCCCTGCTGGCTATCCGTTCTGCGATGAAGGGTGATGACAACCCGCTCAAGGAGGCGTTTGACGACCTCGCTGTTTTGCGCAATGGTGGCCGCCTCAAGGAGACCGTTGCGTGTCCAGTGCCCGACGCCTGATGCGAATGATGGCCGGGGACCTTGCGTCTCCGGTCGATCGCTATATGGTGCGCCTCCAGCGCCGGCTGGAACGCGAACAACTCCAGATGAAAGAGATGATGGAATGGGTAGACCAGGTAAAGCGGCGGGAACAGGGGGCGGACGACTTGCCGCCAATGCCGCTCAACTTCGCGGAGATCGAACGGCGGAGAAAAAGGGACCAGCGTTGAAGAACGGTTCCAAGATGGAATTCATGGGTGATCACCGTGAGGTCTGTCCGGAATGCGGTCAGAGGGTGCGTCATGAGATGCGCGGCGGTGTCCGCATGGGTCCGGTCAAGTCCACGATCTTCGATCTGATCGACGCCAACCCCGACATCAGCATGGATGCTCTCCATGATAAACTGTCTGACACACGACCGATCAGTCGGCAGACCTTGCGCTCCCATATCAACCAGATCAGGTCATCCCTGATGTCGGTGAATTCCGGGACCAAGCTGATCACACTGTCCGAGCGTGACGGCTCCACCAATGTCACCCGGCTGCGCCTGCTGGAGGTCTGACGATGCGGATGGGAGACCTCGCCTTTGCAGTGTGTGTGTTGGCGGCGGTCATCCTGATCGCCTGTCTGTCCACCTGTGCTCACGCTGCTGATTGCGCGACGAAATCAGGGATTACAGGCAGCCATCATGCCGTGTGGTCGGGGCGGGTCCCCGGCCACCGCGGCTCCCACTGCTGGTTTGCCTCCAGGGAGGAGCGTCATGTCAGCCTTGCCCATGGGTCCGGGATGGTGGGCTCAAATTCCAAAACTGTCGCCATTCGTGTGGCACCTGATCGGCATTCACGATCCGCGATGGAAAGACATCCGCGTGGCGCCGTGGAACCGCAAGAGAACACCAAAGCGGATACTCTCACGGCGTTCGATCGCGCCATCCCAACCGCGTCGTCGGTCTACATGACGGCGGTCACGATTGCGGTGTGGGACTGGCGTCCGCCGGACTGGACACCGAAGTTCAACGACCTTGTGGAGAGCGCAAATGCCAGACATTGAAGAATTGACCATCGTGGAAATCATGGAAGAGGCTCCATCTACATTGGAGGAACTTCATGTTGAGATGAAAAAGATGCCACCGGAACATCAGGCCATCTGGGAGCCGATGCTCAGCAGACTCAGAAAGATGCTGGGGAATTGAGATGCCGGTCAAAGTCATCGCCATCGAGAAAGGCAACGGAGCCCAGTGGGCGCTGCTGGGGGTGGCCGGCAAGGTCTTCAAGGAGATCACCAAGTCCAATCCCAAGGTGGGTCGTCCGATATATTACAACGAGGAAGACAGGACTCAGGTCCACCCGGCACCGTCGGCGGACTGGACCATCAAGATCGAGATTGCATGACCGATCTTGACAACCTCACCTTCAAGGTCGAGTTCCAGAAGGTTGCGCCGTTCCCGCGCGAGAAGTTCCTGCGCTTCCTATCGCACCTTAAAATCCAAAGTAAAGACCTAGGGCTCGTGCCATTCAGGCTGCTGGGATCGCAGGTCTACGTTCTCGATGAAGTGTGCAAGGCGCTTGAGGAAGGCACAACGACGTTCGTCATCCTCAAGGCCCGACAATTGGGCATGACATCATTCTGGATCGCCGTTGATCTGTTCTGGGCCTTCGAGCATTCTGGATTGCTGGGTGCCTTCATCCTCCACAAAGAGGAGGCGCGTGACGACTGGCGAACGGCGATCGAAGTATTCTATCATGAAATACCGAACACGATCATGTCCGGTGGTGCCAAGGTCAAGTTCAAGATCAAGAAGACATCGCACAACCGCAATGTCCTCTCCTTCGCCAACGGTTCGCGTTTCCGCTACCTGATCGCAGGCACCGCAGAGCATCGCAAGGGTGGCCTCGGACGCTCGGGTGCCAGCAACTTCGTTCATGGCACAGAGGTTGCATTTTACGGCAACGAGGAAGACATCGCGGCCTTCAAATCGAGCACCAGCAGCCGCTACGCGCATCGCATGCAGGTGTGGGAGAGTACGGCAAACGGCTTTAATCATTTCTATGATACCTGGGAGTCGGCCAAATCGTCGAAGACGATGAAGGCGATCTTTGTGGGCTGGTGGCGTGACGAACGCAACCAGTTTTCAGAGGATGACCCGCGGTTCCATCACTTCGTCGATGGTCGCTCGCTCTCCAAAGACGAGCGGACTAAGGTTCGTCTTGTCAAAGACCTCTATCAATATATCATCACCCAAGGCCAGCTTGCGTGGTACCGATGGAAGTTCGAGGACGAGTTCAACAACGACCAGGCCACCATGGATCAGGAGTATCCGTGGACGGAGGATGATGCGTTTCAGGCGACGGGATCGCAGTTCTTCACGACACAGAGCCTCACCGACGCGACCAAATTCGCTCGCAAACAGCCCTACCAGGGCTTCCGGTACAAGATGACCTCGCGGTGGGAGGAGACCGAGGTCCACGGTTTCGCCGACCCGCGGGCCGAACTGCGTGTCTGGGAACACGCCAGTAAGTTTGGCTATTACGCGATAGGGTGTGATCCGTCTTACGGGTCCAGCGACGAGGCCGATCGCAACGTAATTTCCGTGTGGCGTTGCTATGCTGACGGCTTCGTGCAGGTGGCCGAATTCTGCTCTCCGGTATTCTCGACCTACCGCACCGCGTGGGCCTTGGCTCACCTCGCCGGTTTCTATGGTGCCAACGAAAGCCGGGTACTGCTGGAATTGAATGGCCCTGGAAAGGCGGTATTCACGGAGCTTCAAACCGTACAGCAGCATCTGCGCGAGATGAAGCCGGGGGATGACAATTTCCATATACGCAACGTCCTCAAGAATGTACGCGACTTCTACTACAAACGTGTGGACTCAATGCAATCCAATCTGGTGTATCACTGGACCACGACGGCCGATCTGAAGCGTGGTATCATGAGCCGGTTCAAGGATGCACTGGAACTCAACCGCATCACCATACGGTCAATTCCTCTTTTAGAGGAAATGCGCCGCATCGTCAATGACGAAGGACACATTGCCGCAGAAGGTGCTCATCATGACGACCGTGTGATGGGTGCAGCACTTGCATACGAGTGCTATCGAGCTTGGATGTGGCAGAGGTTGCGGGCGATGAACATGACGCAGGCTCATAATTACAAGGTCGAGAGCCAAGGTGGTGAGCTTCCGCTCGACCGCCACCTGATGAATTACCTCCGCAGCCAAGGGATCGCACTCCATGACCATTAGATCGTGCGCGTGTCCTTGGGCTGGAAAATGTGTCGGACAAATTACACACCGATGGTGTGGGCTTTACGAGGGTTCTGATGTGGCTGCGAAAAATCCAGGATCGGGCACAGGACCCGGCGCACCGCGAAAACCGCCATGCGGTGCGGCCGATGACGCCGATGCAGGTGGTGCGCGGCATAAGGATGCGGCATTACGCGTGGGGAAAGCCATTCCAGACGATTGCTGATGAAGCCGGCGTCACGGCGGAGACGATCCGCAGGGTCGTCAATGGCGAACCGTTCAATGATACCACGTGGGCACTGCTGGTCGGCTATCTGCGGACACCGCAGAGCCCTCGCGCCCTGATCAAGAACAGGTCCAAGGGGAAGGTCAGCCACGGTCCGCGCCGGGCACTGGAGAAACGGTTGTGGAACCTGCAACGCATCGCTCTTAAGTTGGGGTTCCGCTGGCAGGACAAGACCCGGCTGGACGAAATGACGATCGGGGAACTGTGGGCGTTCTTCTACCAGCTTGAATATCGCGTCAAAGAGCGCATCATCAGGGAGCGCATCGACCTTGCGCGCCGCTTCATCATCCCGGATCACCTTCAGGCATTTGAATGGATCGAGCGCTTAGACCAACTCGCGGAGCGCACGATGACATCCGGGAACGTTCTAAAGCCCTCACACCCCTCGGAGGCTTTGAGGCAGTACCGGTACACGAAGCGAAAAACGCCGTCCCGCTGATGATTGCGACCGGGATCGTTGTCGAGGTCATTGCAGGACGCAACCATACGGTGGTAAGGCATTCCCGGTGCCGGGTCGAGGTGAAGTGGTTCAAGAATGTCCTGCCACCCAAGGTGAAGATCGGCGCCCGGATCACCGTGCTGGGCAAGGTGATGACATTCTCCAACGGCCGCAGTTTCCAGTTGACGGACTCGGTGCTGTTGACCAAGCGGCCGCGGGCGATCCAGGCAGCGTTAGCTGAGTTGCTGGAGGGATTGGTGGTCGATCCTCAGACCTACTTGAGCATGATGGACGAATACGACCATGAGTTACGTTCTACGCAGTTGGAGTTGCCTCAACCGAAGGTGTCGCCATGAGTTCGACAGTGGTGAACCCGCCCCCGACTGCCCCAAGTGCGGTAATGTCCGTGTTTCTTACGTTCCCGGCGGCGGGCACGTACTCTCCGGACGAACCCGTTCACTTGACAGCACCGTTCGGCAGCAAGCTGATCGCTACGGCTTTTCGGACCTTAATTCCCCATCTGCCTCCAGGCTCAACCGGGCCGCACCGCGTGCGCGCGCTCCCAATCCAGCTACTCTCATGGGCACCAAGCACTTCGCCCCAGGATTTTCGGCTGACGTGTATTCCGGGAATGCAACTTGTGCGCCGTCGTTGAGCGGGCCGACCAACTTCCGCGCTACGACGTCGCTGGTCGGTGACCATGCCCAGCCGTTCGGCCGGGCCGAAACTGTGCCTGGTCCAGTCGCCAATGCCGTGTTCCACGGTCGTCATCGGGGTGCGACATGATCTTTCCGTCCAATGCAGAACAGCTTGAATATCGCGTCAAGTGGTTGATCGATCGCTGCATGGACACCCGTGAGGATCGTAATCGACTCTATGACTGGCGAGAGAAATACTACCTCTACGGCACTGCCGGCTATCAGCAGGCACGTTACAATCGCATCCGATCACATATCGATCTGGTGAAGTCGTTTCTCTACGCGCCGAATGGTGCATTCTACAATATCGCCGCGGAGAACAACGCCGACGATGTGGTGATCCGGCAAGCCATGGCACTTGAGGACTCGTTCAACGAGGATTTTTTCGACACCTTCATTTCATCGAAGTTCAGCGACAGTCTGGAGTGGGCCATCGCCTACGACTCGATGCTGCTGAAAATGGGGTGGAACCGTTCCCGTAATCAGTTGTTCGCAGAAATCGTCCCGCCACACCATTTCGGGGTCTACCGCGAGGACCTCCAGCTTGAAGACCAGACCTGTTTCGTCCACAAATATCCGCTCGACTATCAGGAGGCAGTAGAAGCCTGTATCCGGGCCAAACGCCCGGACATGATTGCGCGCCTCACTGTCGTACAAAGTCCGAAACTATCGAAATTCCCGCTGATGATGCAGCAGCGCATGATCATCGCTTCGACGGGCGGCACCAATCTTTCGGGCAATATCTTCGGTCAGGTAAATCCAGACTATTCCCCAGTGGCGACTTACCAGCCTGAAACGGAGGTGCCAATGGTGTGGTTCTCCGAATTGTGGGCATGGGACACTTTGGCGGGTGATTGGCGCATTTTCCATATGCTTGATCCTGACGTGATGATCGGTGACAGCATGAAAACCATCCAGAAAATCCAGGATGCCCAGGAAAAGTCAATCGGTCGCAAGCAGATTTGGGGCACTTTGGCCGAAAATGAGGATTTGCGGGTTTCCGAGACAAATTACTTCATTCCAGGAGAACACCCGTTTGTTCATATCTGCCCATTCCCTAAATATAACTACTTCTGGGGCATTTGTCATCTCGATAGTTTGATCCCACTCCAAGAGTGGATGTTGGAGCGGCTGGAACAGATTGCCGACATCCTGGAGAAGCAAGCCTACCCGGCACGATCGTTCTCAGGGTTCGGTGGCCTTACCGATGAGCGTGCGGCGGCGTTCGGCGGTGCCGACTCCTATGTGTTCGACCAGTTGCCGGGCGCCAAGGTCGAAGAGCACGCCCCCACCATGCCGCCGGACATCTTTGCTGAATTCAACAAGATGGAGAACATGTTTCTGGAGGCATCCGGGCTGACCGAGCTTCTGGGCGGCAAGGGTGAGCAAGGAGTGCGATCTGGCAGTCATGCCCAGCAGTTGAAAAAGACCGGCGGCGGCCGCATCCAATCGACGGCGGAGAAGTTGAAGCCCGCCTTGGTCCGCATGGGCGATCTGGGTCTGAAGCTGAAGATGATGCACGACGACGGCGACATCACGCCGGAGGATGGCGAGGATGGCCACAAGCAGAAGTTTCGGGCCTCCGAGATGGCCGGGCCGGTGAAAATGCGGGTGGAGGGGCACGAATACTCGCCGTTGTTCTCTGACGAGAGTGAGGCCAAGGCGATGGCGCTGAAGAAGCTGGGGGCGATCGACGAGGAGATGCTGGTACGGGCGCTGCGGCCCGGCGCCCAGGCCAACATCATCCATCGGCTGAAGCAGAAGGCCAAGAAGGAACAGCAGTTGATCGCCCAGCATCCGGAGTTGCTGACCCAGAAGAAGGGTGGACGTGGGCGGCGGTAGGGGCTATATAAGGACACGGAGCCCGGTTTCCTCCAGAAGAGCCAAACACCAGGAGATCACCATGGATATGCTCGTTCGCAATCGGCGCGGTCGTCGGCACCGTCGTCGGTAACCAGTTATGCGGGGCGGCAACGTCCTGATCTGAGGGTCCCTTTTGTGTGCTCTCCAGCTTCAGGCTGGACCCTCTCACACCGGAACCGACCGGTGGCCCCGCTCCACCTATCACCGTGCTGGGTGTGTGCAGAACCCTCCTTCTGGAAACGGAAGGGGGGTTTTCTCGTTTTGGTATAGTTGATTTCTAGTTTCGCTCGCGCCATTGATTGCATATGGCGCTCCCTCCTTCCCCAATGCCAAAGCCTCCCGGAATGGGTGGCGGAATGCCCCCAATGCCGGGGCAGATGCCGCCCGGTGCCGGAGCGCCGCCGTCTCCGGGTCCGCCGGGCAACCTGAATATGCCGAAATCCCCCATTGGGGGACCATCAGGCCCCGGTGCAACCCCGATGGTGTCACCAGGGGGCGGCGCCGGCATGAAGGCGCGGGCTCATGACTCGATCAAGGCGATCATGGGGACGCTGTTGGCGGAGATGAAGAATTTCGAGCCCGGCACGACCGAGTTCAATGCACTGTCACGGGCGATGACGGCGCTCAACGGTGTGTTTGGCAAGGCGAGTTCGTCCGACACCATGGGCGCTGCGGTGGCACAAGGTGCTGCCCTTGGGCGACCGGGTGGTCAGATGCCTGGGGCACCGCCGGCCGGCATGGCTGGACCTGCACCGTCGATGGCGGGACGGGGCGCCCCATCGGGAATGCCCCCGGGCGGCTCGATGGGGCCGGGCATGTAAGGTTTCACGTGAAACAGGAGAGCCATCATGGCTGAGGACTTTCTGAAGCCCAAGGGTGTGTCCACCAACAAGCTGGATACCCGCCGCATGCAGCACGGGCAGTTCCACAATCCGCCGGAGTACATCCAACTTGGCGGCTTCTCGGACGCCGGCAAGGCCAAGTTCGACCGCAACAAGATGACCCTGGAGAAGGGTGGTCCGTCTTCGGTCAAGGGGAGGCCGATCTGATGGCGAACTGGAACGACATGCCCAAGAAGATCGGTCGTGACCGTGTGCTGGCGATGATCAATCCAGAGGGCGGCAAGCACTGGCGCAACCCGGCGATCATCGAACACGCTGCGGAGGGGTGGCCGCGACCGCAGAGCCCGCTGGCCCGCGAGCGTGCCGATCTGATGTCGCTGGAGAAGTCCATCACCGGAAAAAGCCCGTTCTGATGACCACCCTGGAGAAGATCGCCGCGCTGAAGGCTGCCCATGACGCCGCAGTTACTGAATTCGCGGAGATGGGTGTGATTGAGCAACCCGACCAACCAGTAGGCGGCTTCAAGATGACGGAAGAGGACGTTGCTCTGTTCTTCCATTTGAGGCGCCACGAAGCAATTGAGAGGCTGAAAAATGCCTGATCCTGTCCGTCCTGTTACGCCGCCGCGTCCGCCGCTGTTGCTGCCCCAGGAGATGGAGCGGCTGAGTACGCTGTTTCATCAGTTGGCGCACCACAAGGACACCCGCGGGCCGCTCGCCCGCATGGTCAAGCATGTCGGCTCTCCGGTGGCAGCGGCCTTTACCGATGTGACCCTGGAAGACAAGTTCGCCCAACTCAACAAGAAGCTGGACGACCGTCTCCTTCAGGATCAGATCAACGCCGCCAGTAATGCCCAGGCTCGCCAGCGCAACACGCTGAAGGAGGCGGGGCGCTCGGACGAAGAGATCGCCAACATCGAGAAGGTGATGTCGCGGGTCGGGTTGGGCGACTACGATGCCGGAGCAAGACTGTACGACTCCTACAATCCGCCGGCCGATCCCTCGGATCATGGCCCGGATGCCTGGAACGAGACCGGGGTGTGGGAATTCCCGACCCTGCCGGGCGCCGATGGCAAGCCGATGGCGTTCAAGGACTTCGCCAAGGACCCTGCCAAGGCCACCCGCGCTGCTGCTTACACCGCCATCGACGAATTCAAGCGCTCGCGGTTGCCGCGGGCTTTCGCACGGGCATAGGGGCTAACACATGCCGCAATTCGGTTCTGGTATCATCCCGGCGCAAGGGCCGATCGCAACCGAGTTGTCGGCGGTCGTCAGG